ATTATATGTTCGTCACTTCGGAGATGCGCACGGAGGTCAAATTATTAAACGGCATGTTCCTGGGTCAGGCTTAATGTATGAGTTTGAAAATCGAGCAGAGTTGATAAAAGGAGTAAGAGAATTACTTCATGATGGAATGGCAAACGAGGCAATGATTTGTTTTGAATATGCAGAAAGATTATTTCACGAGCTGATAGATAATTATCACAACAACTCTGAAGAATATGAATCAGAAGGTTCTGTTATGTCAAAGCAAATGAATCCTTGGGCAGATGATGATTGAGTCACCTCTATTTGATAAGCTTAGAAAATTAGCAGAAGATCTTATTTCGTTATTTGACGAACATATGACACCGGTTGTCAACCTAAAACATATAGCTGATCTTGAAGGATGGTCAGATTGGTTTTGGGAATCAGATTCAATTCGTAAAGGACACTTAAAAATTATCGAGCCTGTAGGTAAAAACAAATTGTGGTTAATGCATATTAATTTGTTTCCTGCATTTGATACTGATCTTCCAATCTTTGGTTTGGATATTGTAGCAAATCCTAAAAAGATATCTGGTTGCTTTTGCGACTATTCACCATTAACGGACCGTAGGCATCCATTCCTAGATAAGTTCGTATCAGAAACAAAAGACCTATCTTGGACAAGAGCAAGAGAAATGCCGGACTGGGCTCAAGAAATTTTTTCTGAAAATATTGTAGGTGCAGGTAGTATTAGAGAAGGAGAAGAAACCGAACAACTTTGTAGTATGGCCTGGAAGCTTGCACAGTTTTATACAATGGAAATGGACAATCCTGTTCACTCAAAATTAGATTGCCTCAATACACAAGAGGCGCAGAATAAGTATTGTCGCAATCAAAAACTCAACAAAATGCTTCATACTTCAATACTTGCAATGGGTATATCAGAAGAACGTAAAAATCAATATGTAGAAAATGTTTTGTTCGAAGAATGTTAAGGTATTCAGTTTCGTTATATAATCTATAATAAAAAATCAATAATTTTTTTCTCAATTTTTCGTTTCTTTTTTATATATAGTAACGTAAGGTAACAAGAAATGTTACTTTGCGAACCACCCAATTTTAAATAAAAGGAGCTCTCTTCTAATGAAGAAATTAATTATGGCCGCCTGTGCAATCCTCTTGATACCCTCCGCCTTTGCCGACGATGAAGAATATTCTTACAAAGCTAAAGCTGAACCAGGATCAGAAGTGTATTGTGCCAGAGTACAGGTCGAAACAATAGGAAAGGGTACGTTAAATCGTACTCGTTGTAGAACAATCAAACAGTGGAAAGACGCCGGTTATTCGGTAACCGTTCCCGTAGCTACGGAGCAGGAGGAAGATGATAACCTACCTGTGTAATAAATTTCACCACCCTCTCGATAGAGAAACAAGAAACAAAATAATAGAAATCCAAGACATAGCCAAACTTATAACTTATGTTGGCTTTTCAGTCTCATTACCTGCCCTCATAATTTATCTGGCTTAACTTTAATAAATAGTTGACATCAGATAGATAATATGGTATAATAGCTCAGTCTAATTTCAATAGTGGAATTAGGCTGGGTTTCCATTCATCTAAAAAAGTTAAAATAACTATTGACATATCGTCCTAACTAGTATATAATACAAGGAATACATGACAAAAAAAGATTCTAAGGAAAAAACCGATATGTCCGTTGTGGCTCTGACACCAGATAAAATTCACCACGAGATTAGTAGACACATTTCAAAAGGAGTGCCATATATTGATGCTCTTGTTCACTTTGCAGATAAGAATGGAATTGAGATTGAAACTATTGCTCAAATTGTAAAAAAGAGCTCTGTGCTAAAAGAAAAGATACGGACTGAAGCAGTTGACCTTAAAATGGTGAAAAAGGAAAATGAACAAGATATCACAAACTTTAGTAAGTGATGATCCATTCAATGCTTATGTTAAATTTCTGGCATTAAAGAAACATTTTACGACGGACAATTACGATTACTTTAAATACAATGGAAAAGTACGTGCAAACAGAGAAACATTTATGTCTCGAAACGATGCGTACTCATTCGCAAAATTAGCGAAAAAAGATGACCCTCAAGGACTTATTTTAAGTAATATTTTAATAAATAAAAACATCTGGATTAGAGACTTGCTTGACAGCGAAGCCGAAGCCAGGTATACTAATTGGAGGAAGAGGATAGAGTCATTAGGCTATATCTTTAAATCCGAGCTTGCTCATCTTAATGATGAATACAAGCAAAACTTTATATCGAGAGATGGACAACATCCTCCTGTAATGACTATGTTATTACAAAAGAAGATTAGTTTGGAAACTTTTACTATTCTTTCTCACAGCGCGAATATATTTTCATACTGGAGTGAAAAAGTAGTTGACAAACACGTATCTTTTGATATAATAAACAAATCTAAAAAGTATAGACCCTTTTTGGATTACGATGCAAATCGTTTCAATACAATAGTAAAGGAACGGTTTGACTTTTAATACGACGCTATATAACGCTATACATAAAGGAGAAAAATTATGGCACTAACAGACTTCTCTTCATTGAAGAAGAACCGCTCGAAGACCTTGGATAAGTTGAACTCTCAACTTGAAAAGATATCTTCAAAATCATACCAAGATCCTAACGCAGGAAAATTTTGGAAACCAACAAAGGACAAAGCCGGTAATGGATTCGCAGTAATCCGTTTCTTGCCTGCGCCTACTGGTGAAGAAATGCCTTTCGTTAGAATTTGGGACCACGGATTCCAAGGACCAACAGGTCTATGGTATATCGAAAACTCTCTCACCACTTTGAACCAGGATGATCCTGTTTCTGAGTTTAATTCTAAACTTTGGAACAGTGGAGTCGAGGCTGACAAAGAACAAGCACGTAAACAAAAGCGTAGGCTAAAGTATACTGCTAACATCTATGTTGTCAAAGACCCAGGCAATCCTGAGAACGAAGGCAAAGTATTTATGTATCAGTTTGGTAAGAAAATCTTTGATAAGTTGAATGATTTAATGAATCCAACTTTTGAGGATGAAGAACCAACAAATCCGTTTGATCTATGGGAAGGTGCAAACTTTCGTTTGAAGATCAGACAGTTTGAAGGTTACCCAAACTATGATAAGTCTGAGTTTGATCCTGCTTCACCATTGTCTGATGACGATGCTGAGTTGGAAAGAATTTGGAAAGAAGAACACTCTTTACAAGAATTAGTTGGACCAGGTAATTTTAAATCTTATGCCGAGTTGAAAACTAAACTGTATCGTGTACTTGATCTACAAGCTGATGAACCAGTTGCGGCTGCACCTACAATTGCAGAAGATACTGATTCAGATTTGGATCTATCTAATATGTCCAATGATACTGCTGCGGCAGAACCAGCAATGGCAACGGCTGAACCTGATGTAGGATCAACCGCTAGTGATGATGATGATGACCTTAGTATTTTTAAGGAATTGGCACGTAGTTAATAACGGCATGGAGGGTATTTCGGTACCCTCCCTTTTTAAGGAGGACGTATGTCTATAGAAAAAGAAACCACAATACTTGATTTTGATTTTGGTTTTACTGCCGTTGATGCTGATGAGTTAGAAGTAGTTAGAGAAGCAAGAGAACAGGTTGAAACAACATCTGCATCTGCTGAATCAAGCGCTGCTAAAGCTCAATTATTATACGACGCGGTAGTACCGTTAATTAACAACTTGAAAGCAAACCCAGAGAAGGATTATATATATTGGCCAAACCGATATGAAAAACTTGATGCGTTCGCTGACAAATTACATGAAATACTAAGTGGAGATTGATTATGAGTTTACTCGATAAAATGTTAAAAGCAGGTTCGATAAAACAGTCTTCTGTCTTATCTGACTCTGCATTCTTTCAGGATAAGGATCCTATTCAAACAGAACTACCTATTGTAAATATTGCATTTAGTGGTTCTCTAAAAGGTGGTCTTATCCCAGGTCTTACAGTTGTAGCAGGAGAATCAAAAAGTTTCAAAACTTTACTCGGCTTGTACTGTATGAAGGCCTATTTGAAAAAGTACCCGAAAGGTGTTGCTTTGTTATACGATTCTGAATATGGTATTACACCAGAGTATTTGGAATCTTTTGATATTGATACCAACCGAGTCATTCATATTCCTATTGAAGATGTTGAACAATTAAAGTTTGATATTGTAAATAGATTGGATGAAGTAGGTAAAGGTGATAATGTATTCTGCATGATTGATTCAATTGGTAACCTTGCTTCGAAGAAAGAAGTTGAGGATGCAATGAATGAAAAATCAGTTGCTGATATGTCGAGAGCAAAAGCACTCAAGTCACTGTTCAGAATTATTACACCTAGACTAACAACAAAAGATATTCCTTGTATTGCTGTTAACCACACATATAAAGAAATCGGTTTGTTTCCTAAGAATATTGTTTCAGGTGGAACAGGTATCTATTATTCAGCAAACCAAATCTTTATTATATCAAAGGCTCAGGAAAAAGAAGGTACTGACTTGGCAGGTTTCAAGTTTACTATCAATATTGAAAAGTCAAGATATGTTAAAGAAAAAGCTAAGTTGCCTTTTAAAGTATTATATGATTCAGGTATTCAAAAGTGGAGTTCCTTAATGGATCTTGCAATTGAGTCAGGTCATATAACAAAAGCAACGCAAGGTTGGTATAATTTAACTGACCTAGAAACCGGTGAAATTATTGAACCGAAGCGAAGAGGAAAGGATATTGAAACGGACGATACGTTCTTTCAAAATCTAATCGAAGATAAATCTTTCAATGCGTTCATTGAAAAAAGATATAAGCTAACAATGGCGGAGGAAGAGAATGCTCGAGAAGACGATACTATCGAATCTGATACTTAATGAGGATTATTGCCGAAAGGTATATCCTTATCTGAAATCTGATTATTTCGATGATACCGTACTTCGTAAAGTATTTGAGACGGCATCCGAGTACCTTGAAAAGTACAAGGAGCCGCCTTCACTTGAAGCATTAAAGATTGCCGTTGATAAGAGAAAGGATTTAACTGAGGATACATATCAAGGAGTTCACGCATTAGTTAGTGAACTGAAAGTTGATGACGATACTCAAATAGAATTTTTGATTGATGAAACCGAAAAGTTTTGTCAAGACAAAGATTTATATAATAGTATTCGCAAATCCATTCTTATACTTGACGGTCAAGATACTGAACAAGGGAAAGGCGAAATACCAAGGCTGCTATCTGACAGCTTAGGTATTAGCTTTGACCAATCAGTAGGTCATGATTTCCTAGAAGACGTTGATGATCGTTATGATCATTATCATCGCAAAGAAGAAAGGATTCCGTTTGATATTGATGTCCTTAACAAAATTACAAAAGGTGGCATTCCTCGTAAGTCTATGACTGTCTTGTTGGCAACAACAGGCGGTGGTAAGTCTTTAATTAAATGTCACATGGCAGCAAATCATTTGATGTATGGAAAGAATGTTCTGTATGTTACAATGGAAATGGCTGCTGAAGAAATCGGCCGTCGTATTGACGCAAACATCATGGATATTACTTTGGACGAAGTTGCTGAAGTACCTCGTGATGTATTTGAAAAACGAATGGCTCGATACAAAACAAAAACAACAGGTAAGTTGGTAATCAAAGAATTTCCTACAGGATCTGCACATAGCGGTCACTTCCGCCATTTGCTTAACGAGTTAAAACTCAAAAAGAATTTTACTCCTGATGTTATCTTTCTTGATTACTTGAACATTTGTTCATCATCACGAGTTCGTGGTGCAGCTGCAGCTAACAGTTATACTTTAGTTAAATCTATCGCAGAAGAAGTTCGTGGATTGGCAATGGAATATAATTGCGCAATCGTAACATCTTCTCAATATAACAGAGATGCTTATGGAAACTCCGATGTTGACTTGACTAATACTTCTGAATCAATGGGTATCACACATACTGCTGATGCAATATTTGGTTTAGTTAGTTCTGAATACCTTGATGAAATGAATCAACTGATGATTAAGCAGTTGAAAAATCGTTGGGGAGACGTCAGTTATTATCGAAGATTCTTAGTCGGTATTGACAGATCCAAAATGAAAATTTATGAACTCGAAGAATCTGCTCAACAAAATATAAATCTTGATGGTCCTGGGGGTGGTCAACCGCCGGGAAAGAAGCAGAGTTATGACGACGGTCCTGTTTTTGACAAGACCGATATAGGACTCAGGTTAAATAAGCGCAAACCCAAAAATGTATTCGCCGATGTAGAACTAAGATAA